CACCTTTCGATTTGCGGCGTTCCGCAAAGTTATAAACCCCTCGGTAAGCTCTGCAGTCAAGAACCTTTCCGAGAAAGGTTCTGACAGACTCCAAAGCGTAATGGAAAACCATTGCAGCCCTCCCGCGGCTCGTTCGGGTGCGGTTGTCTTCCACACGCTTTCCAGGCAGAAGCGTGTGTCAGCAACTTCCCACACCCTCTTCTGCCGCGTCCGGGCTGCTTAACGCCTCCATTACCTCAAATTCTTCTTTTCTTTCTTTGCGCCGGCGCGTAGCGCCGGCTGATGGCTGTGATGCGCGCATCTGTCGAGATGCGCTTAGATACGCTTTTTCCTTTTCTTTGAGAAAGAAAAGAAAAAGCTTAGCAAAAAGAAAAGAAACGTGCTGCTCGCTCGTTCGTCTGCTCACTCGCTCGCAGCACGGTCATGTAGGGTCCACGCATTCTGGCGTCGTAACACGACCCGCAAAGTTCACACGAACCACACAGTTTGAAGTCGTAGCAGAAACCGCATAGCGCCCTGCTCGGTAGGTAACAGGAAACGCATATTCCAGCCGCTCCGGGCATTCACTCCGTTCGCTTTGTCGGTTTAAAGCATTTGAAGTTTTGCTCGGCAGAGCGAGCAAAACCAAGTCCTTCGGATTCAAATGCCTTAAACCTCCCTCTCTGCCCTCTCTTCAGTTCTGTTCGGGTTTAAAGCGTTTGAAGTTTCGCTCTTCGAGCGAAACCAAGCCCTTCCGGGTTCAAACGCCTTAAACCCTTCCACCATGTTTCCGTTGCATCGTTCATGCCCTCCGCGGCTGGAACACACATTTCCCGTTACCTCCACGCCAGTGCGCCACACAGTTTCCGCTACTTCGTTCAAACCGCATAATTCGTGCTGAACCTCACAACTCGTGTTACGGTCGCATGCAAGAGGGGCTGCTGGCCCAACCAACCAGCAGCCCCTCGACATTCACCCGCCCGCCCTCGTTGTCTACCCACTCGCCATGCGTGCGGGACGGTAGAACCAGCGTGGTCGCGACGAAGGTTTTAATATCTACAAGTCTCGCGACGTTGCGCGATTTAAAACCTTCGCCTGCTTCGCAGGTTGCGGAATGGCGGGTCATACGAAAGCCATAATAATTGCCAAGCCTCACGGCTTGTGCATTTTATTGCCTTTCGCCGTTCCGGTTCAGCCCTCCGCTACGCGGACGGCTGACTCTGACCCGCCATTCCGCAATCGCGCCCCGCTGGTCTTGTCCCGTCCCGCACGCCATGCAAGGGGGGCTGCCATCGAACCCTAAGTTGCGAACCGTCTGCCCGCCTTTTGCCGGCAGCCCCCCGACATTCGCACGCTTCCGTAGCTTATAGCCACCATGCACGCTCACGTCACTCTGAAGGTGACTCAAGCGTGCATCCCCCACCCATCCAGGGGCGTGCGCCCATCCCCCCCGCACGCCCTTTCGTCCAACCAAAATCGAACAAATCAGAATAGAGAAGATAAGAAAAGATAAGATTAAGATAGGAGGGATGAGAGGGGAGATGAGGGCGAAGGGCAAATTTCACGGCAGTTATGACGGTGTAATCATCAAGTACGAGCAGAGGAGAGTAAAGCGCCGGTTCTCTTGTGGGTGTGTAATCCTTGAGAATGGTGAGCGTTTGTATTGTATGAAGCACTGGAGTAGGGCACGGATAAAAGAGAAGGAGGAGAAGAAAGAGAGATGAGGTTAAAGGTGCGTATAAAGCGCTGGTGGAAGCTATCAAAGACCGCACACCTGTTGCGGAAATACGGAGTGATAGAACTGCTGGAGATACTGGTGTTTGGGCTAATCTTAATCCTCTTAGCGAGGATATTTGGGTGTTAATGCCCTCGCGCAGTTATTGGGCGCATCAACCGGGTTCAAATCCCGGTGGGGGCAATCGGAGGTGAAGAGAAGATGGAGGAAGCCTTCGGGCATAATGAAGAAGAAGAGATAGGAGTGGCGGGCAGTGGCGAGCCCGCCACACTTAAGAGGAACGCCATAAAGGGCTATGTGAGAGGGATAATGATTAGGATATATCCCCCGATGATTAAAGGAGGGTTGGCAACAATAGAGGTCGGCAACGGTTTACAGATTGTCGATTGTTGCAGGTTCTGTAAACCGGTTCTGGTATGGAAAACCGCAGAGCTGTTGCACACATATCTTAGCCTGCATGAGGTCAAAGGAGGTGCATGTTAAGATGGTATCCGGCGATATAGAAAACGATTTTGGCGAGATTATTGCTGTGGAATACGGGAAGGCAGACCTTGAGACCGGCGAGGTAGATTATGAGGTTCTGGAATTTGGCGGCATTCCGGATTCAGAGGAGGACTTCGAGACTGAGGATGAATTTGAGACCCTGGAATTGGGGGAGAACAACTCCCCACATCCAGGACATGAAGGAGGTGAGTATTAAGATGGCAAAGCAGCAGCAGAAGAAGGAGCTAAAAATCATATTTGAGGACTTCCCGGAGAATACGGTATTCAACGGCAACATCACGTGGGAGCAGCTCAGGGCGAAGATGGAGGAACGCATACGGAACTTCACGCCACAGCTCACAGCAAGGGGCATCCGCAAAGTAGAGGTTGGCAGCATCGGGTGGTTCTATATCAGGAACAGGACACGCGGGCGATTCGTACCGTTGAACTCGATGTTCTTTGCGCGGTTGTTGAAGCGATAAGGATAAGGAGGTGAGAAAAGAAATGGAAGTCAAAAAAGGCGATAAGGTGAAAATCTTCAGGGCGGGCTTTTGGTTCGCTACTGGTGAGGTGGTTTCAGTTCAGAACGAGATAGCCACAGTAGTCTACAAAGGCGCTTTCGGTGTGTGGCATACTTTGAAAGGGCATGTACGCCATCTTTCAGTCATCAAGGAGGAGGGAGGGTGCTGAAGATGCAGAAAACCCTTTCTTCTTTTCTTTCATTGAAAACAGTCAAGTGCGATCACTGCGGTAGAGTGTACACCGGCGAAGAGTTCTTCGCGCTGGAGTTCATTGGTCATAACATAATTTGGGACTTCGATTATCGCCGCTGCGCAGATTGTGGTGAAGAGATCACACCGCTGAAGCTCCGGTATGTTGGAGAGTGAGCGGGGCGGGGGCGATGAACCCCGCATCTTATTCCCCCTCAAAAATGGAGGTGAAAGAAAAGAATGAACGCAGAAGATTTGAAGGATAGGATTGTTTCCCGTCTATATGCGGCATTTGGAGACGATACCGGCGCTCTATTTGGGATTCATGATAGAGCAGCCGTTGAGGCGATTGTGAGACAGACGTTGTTAATTGAGCACTCAGGTGCGCGAATACAGGAGGAGGTGAAAGAAGAATGAATGAGCAAATAGAGGAAATAATAGCCGGTGCGTACGAGCTCTTTGATCAAGTCGAGTCTTTGCTGCTCTCCATTTCGCAGCGGATTACTAAGCTTGATCAGCGTGTACATGCTATCGAGGAGAAGATAGATGCAGCAGGGTCTTCTCTTGTTGATGGAGGTGATGAGGAATGAGTGAAGAGGTTGGAGAGTTTGCATCTCAACAGCAGATCAGGAAGCTGTATGCTGTGTTACACTCCTTGGGCATCTCGCCGAAGGAGTTCAAGCAGGAGAAAGGGTTCTCTTCGTATTCCAAGTTAGGACGGTTTGAAATCTCCGAGATGATCGAAGAATTGGAACAAAAGGAGGAAGCAGTGGAGAACTCCGTGTTGGAGGAGCTCCAGGAGTCACAGGCACACGCACAATCACAGCCACAAGTGCAGCAGCAGGAGGTAGCAGCACCGGTCAATCCCATAGAGGCGCGGGTAGAAGCAGCACTCAACGAGGTTGATGTGCTCGCACCAGTCATGCGTGCATGTGTACGTACAGCGTCCGAAGCGATTCTTGCACTACCGGAGGACATCTATGAGGAAGTGGGCGAGGACTCGCTCGGTGAGTACATTATCCGGCTCGCGGTGACTATGTTCATTCAGGTGAGCCGGAGGAGGTGATGACTATGTCTTCAGCGATCGAGTTACGCCGCGCTCCGGGTACTTGTTGCCCGGAGCCCGGTTGTGATCATCCAGACTTCGATTATTCCGCTTGCCCCAACTGCTCTCGCTGCTGCATCTTGTGCAAGCGTCAGCCGCACTACGAGTACGTCGAAACGCCCGTCAAGTGTGATGCATGCCATGCGCGCCTGTTCGCACTCGCGCGTGTATTCCAGCGTCATTTACAGCGCCATCGTAAGATTGTATGGTTCATTTGTCCCGTCTGTGATCAGGAGCTGCACTTTGCGCTGCGGCATCTCACTACCGGTGACAGTTCTACGCGAGGCCTCACATCGGTAGAGGTAGAGATAGGAGGTGAGAAACGAGAATGAGTTTAAAACTCCGCCGGTTCTTTGTAGGTACGCCGCGGTCTATCGCAGACATCAATGACTTCCTCAGCCAGCCCAACATAGTGATCCGTCATATCTTCGTTGCTGCGCACGATGCAAATGATGACGCTATCTACATCTTCTACGAAGAACAGACCGAGCCGCAAGACAACCACGATTAGGCTGCATCTTGTTTTTTTCCCTCCGTCTTCTCTCCCCGCTTCTCTCTCATTCCTCTATTACCTCGGATTCTAATTCAAGTCCCGCCACCCGCCCTCCAAGCCTTGTTCTGCCCGCCCGCACTTTTGCCGTTCTCTTCCTTGCCGGAGGCACGCAGCGGCATCGTCTCCATTTCGAGGGCGAATTCCCCCCCCTGAAACGCCCCCCCTCTCCGCTTCCATAGCTATGAAATGTTGCGCCAGTCGGCTGAACTGTGCTGCGTGCCTTTCCGTGGAACGTCAGAGGGGGGGAATTCGCTTGTGCCCTTTCTTCGTTGCCGCCGTAGCTCTTGCCGCACGTAGCTCTCTTCGCTGCTTTGTCTCTACCGCAGCTCTCAGCTCTTACTATGCCTACCGCTGCTCGTAGCCGCCGTTGATACTGCTACTCGTCCTTACCGCTGCTCCAAGGCTTCACCATAGCTCTTGTCCTCCTATGCTTAAGACTGCTTCTTGCCTGAACCATAGCTCTTGTCTCCTATGCTTACCGTTGCTCTTTGCTTATCCTTTGCTGCTGGCATTCACCATATCAAATTCACCATATCAAATTCAATTCACCATATCAGAATCACAAGTCTATCAGTCCCACTTCTCTACGTACTCATGTCATTTTCAGCCGCTATCGAAATTTCGCGCGCCCTCAGGTATAAAACCATTAACCCACATCTTTCATTCGCACCAGCGTGATTTTTCAGCATGGTCTTTCCCACACCTACCTCTTCTGACATATCCAGCCGCCGGACATGTTCATATTCCCCGGTTTTCTGTTATCTAACCGTCAGCCTTATCATACCTTATCCTCTATCATCATAGCGGAGGTGATACCAACATGGAATATGTACCTTGTAGGTATTTGGATTATGAACCACACTACGACGCTGAACTACGAACTGCCGCGCCCGACTTCCCACATGTCAGGTATTGGCATCGTACCAAAGTGCCCTTCGAGGGTGCACCGCGCAACGTCCAGTTCTGTCGCAAACGCGGGCGCATCGCCGGCATATTTCAGTGCTATACCGGAGAGCTCGAATGTTATGAACCAGTTGAGAATGAGGGAGCAGGAGGTGAGCATCAATGCCAAAAGTGAGAGTCATTGAACGCAGCCGTGAGATGTCGCGCGATGCCGCGCTCAACTATCTGGTCTATCACCTGATCCTTCAGGTGCGCAAGCGGCACCGGCTGCGGCAGGAGCTCATCGCTATCCAGAACACTATCCAAGCGATCGCCGCGGAGATCAACCGGCGTAAGAAGGAGGTGGAGGATGGCGATGAATGAAGAGCTGAAGCTAAAGATGAACGGCAAGAAAGGAGTCGCTATGCCCAACATCATGCTGGATATCGAGACTCTGGGCACTGTCATCACTCAGATCGGTGCAGTGTATTTCGATTGGACTGGAACAACCGGTGAAACTCTCCTAATCAATATCGACATCAATTCCTGTCTGGAAAAAGGCTTGGAGATCAGAGCCCAAGAGCTCCAGTTTTGGCTGAGAAACAAGACGTTGATCTCCTGGGACAAGGATACTATCGTGCTTACCGATGCCATCGAAGAGCTAACGGCTTTTTGCAACCTCAATAAAAACAGCGCCATCTGGTCACACTATTACGATCTGGAAATTATCGATATCGCTTGTCATTCACTCGGACGAAAGCTCCCATTCCACTACTCACGCTGGAAGGACATCAGGACATTGTTATTCCTATCGGGCTTCCAACGAGAAACAGGTGATGCAGATCCAAAAACACACAACGCATTAGATGATTGCTTTTATCAGGTCGATTACTGTTGTTTAGCGTATTCCCAGCTTGTCCAAACGGTCAACCCGAAGATGAAGGCCGGCCGGCCGCAAGAGCGCAAGCGCGGTCGTTATCTGGTCTTCTGGCTACCTGAGGGCTTCACGAATTGTATCGTTGTAGATGCTGACAGCGAAGATGAAGCTCGCGCCCAAGCTCTCCAAGAGCTGGGGCTTACGGCTGACGCTAAATCCTTGTTGCATGCTGTCAATTTCAATGAGTTCAAGCCTGGATGGCGGTTATGGAGGTGAGCACACCATGATGAACGACCAATCGGTTTTCGTAGTGGTGAAAGGCCCGCTAACCCAACTCAAACCCGGTGAGAAGGTGCTGCTATCACCGACCGAACAGCTCAGCACAGAAGCCATCAAAGAGTTCTCCAATGATCTCGATAAAGCATTATCCCGTGGCGTCAAGTTCATCGTTATCGACAGCTTCTGGAAAGTCATCATCGCGCCCGAAAAGTCCCCGCTAAAATTCCACACGCCAGAGCCTGAACCCGGTAAGGATACTGTCGCGCTTCTCAACGAAGATCACGATCTCGCCGGCGATTCCGATCTGGAGCTCGCGCACATCATGGAGCGTCTATGCAACGAATATCAGATGTGCCGCTCCACACTCTCTACCGCCACGCTTGATGTATGGAATTGTATCGTGAGAGTCGCGAAGGAGATACTGAAGCGAGAAGGAGGTGATTAAATGATCAAACTCAAATCCGTAGATGATGCACTCAACGAGCTTGTTGATTCTGTCCAAACGCTCTCTATGCCCGGCTCTTTCGTTTCGTTCAGGATACAGGATATCGCAAAGCAAATGCATTACCAATGTTGGCGCTATCGTGATTTCATACTCTCGAAAATACATGAGTGGGCAGAGCAGCATCATCACAATTCCATCTGGACCGATGCACACGGCAGAGTGTTCAAAATCGGCTATCAACATCAAGACCCGCCGGCGGCTTATGGATCATTTTCGCGCCGGGGCACTGAGGACATCCTTCTCCTCGTTATGCAGGAGGTGAACAAATAGAATGAGCTGTGAAGTTGCAGAACAATTGTGGCGCGCGGTCATACGTGAACGTGACAAGGCAATTGCTACTGGTCATGTGGATGATTTCATACGCGCGGTACATACGTGGGCAGATCATGTCGAAGCGCACGGTTGTTGGAGGTGCGGCATACAATGAGCACACATTCTGAGCCCGACGGCATCGTTACCTCGGTGAAGGGCGAAGCGGGTCATGAATACGTCATCACTCTCCTCGATTCCGAGCTTTGGATCGAGGACTTTGACGAATCCGGAGTAAAATGCGGCAAGATAGCGTTCTTATTCTCGGAATTCTATTCTATCATTCAAAAGCTCATTTCGTTAGGTATCATCAACCACTCCATTATCGGAGGTGATCGAAAGGAATGAAGCGTGAAGAGATGTTGGAGCGGTTAGATCGTGGCGAAGACCCTTTGGAGCTTTCTATCCAGAAATGGCGTGATATTGTTCACCATTTGGAACATATCAACTCTTTCGATGAGTATGATGACTCTCTCGAACGCGGCTCTCTCAACTGCGCGCTATGTGAAGTCCACAGCTCCTGTCTTCATTGTCCGATTGCTACATACGTGAATTGCAACTCGTCCGAAGTTCCAGATGGTCGCAAGTACGGACTGTGCCGATACACTCCCTACTACGAATTCTTTGCCGCCGTCGCGCGGCAGGACTTAGTTGCTATGCGTGCTACCGCGAAGAAGGAGCTCCAATTCCTCGAACAGTTGAGAGCCGAGCTACAGCAGCGTTCTATCTCTACCGATCTGCAGCTCGCCCCTATGTCCGAGCGTGATATCCGAGCGTACTGTAAAGAACATGCGCGTATAGAACGAATCGCGCGCCCGGAACTCAATGCCGTCTCATATACCGTCGTGCTCAAATTCCCGCTGCTGGTCAATCGTATCGAATGTTCTTCACCGGAGCTCTGGGAGTTCGTACCTGTCTCACCACAGGAGTTGCAAAATGAATCCGTGCACCTATTCTTCACTTTTGCATTTGCCTCGCTCGTACATGCCGATGCTGCGATGCTACCGCTACGTGAGGAGTATGTCATTGACAAGCTCTATGACTTGATCAGACAGGCACTCAATGAAGGTCATATCACTGCCGCGTTCTCCGAAGACCGTGATGGCATCGAAGGCACAGTCACGTTCTATATCTCGGAGCCGCTGTGTATTGCTGCGAAACATGCACATCGTGCACCGGTTCTCCGGTTCTCGCATTCCGGAGAAGGGAGTGGGAGGTGAGTACTGTGCTTGAACTTGATCTCGATAGGATAATCCAGATATTGAAACAGACCTTTGGCAGGCGCGCCCGGCTGATTATTCAGAGGGAGGTACAAACATCAGAAGCAACCGATGAACTCCGTAAAGAGATCGAAGCGCTTAAAGCCGATCGGGATGAGCTCCAGTCCTATCAGGATGATATACTGGATAGGCTGGCCGATGCCGAAGATGATATAGTGAACCTTGATCTCAGGATAGACAAGTTAGAAGTTTCCATCCAAGATTTACGGCATGCATTTAACTGTCTATCTTCAAAAGAACAGACAACCGAGTCGGAGGTGAGCGAAGAGGATGACTCGTGAAGAGATGCTCGCTCGGTTGGAACGCGGCGAAGACCCGTTGCATCTTTCGATCGATAAGTGGTATGACCTCTTTTGCCATCTCATCTCCATCAATTCTATCAGTGATTATGATCCATCGTTACAGGACGATGCAAACAATTGCGCGCTCTGCGAAGTCCACAAAGGTTGCCGCGGCTGTCCAATCGCGCGCTATATGAACGCTCGGCACTGTTTAGGTACACCATTCTATGACTACCAGCTCGCATATTCATATCGCAATCTCTATGAGATGCGTGCCGCCGCGCTCGCTGAGATCCACTTCTTGCTATTCACTGAGTATCTCCGTCATCACCCATTCCGCAGACTCCTGCATCGGTTAGAACGTTTCGCGCGCCGGTTCGGCTTCCGTAATATCAAGGAGTTCATACTCGCGTTCTTCATCTGATGAAGTCAGGAGGTGTAAAGAATGAACATACCGAATAGACCCAAACGTGCTAAACCTATTGCACGTCGTATCGAAAAGGTTGGTGATTGGCTCAGCCGGTGGATGTCGGTCATTGCTGATGCAGTCATAGTCTTCGGTCTTCTATTAGCCTGCATCCTCATGCTGCTCTATCTCGTACTCTTTCTGGTGGTGATGTTCAAATGAGCAACGATAAACCCGTATGGCAAAAAGCGCTCAAAAAGCCCGTCGTCATCGAGTTCCGGGAAGTCCAGGGTGTTGAACATATCGTCACACCCGAAGGCGTGCTCACTGCCAAGCAGGGTGTAGACTACATCATACGTGGCGTCAATGGTGAGCTATACCCAATCAAAAAGGACATCTTCCGTCGTACATATCAGTTCTTCGATCCTCACATTTTGCAACTCGCTCAGCGCCGGCATAATGAGAACATCCAACATGTACGTGATTCACAACTCGATCTCGAACGTCCCTTACTCGAAGCGCTGCTCGTGGCTATCACATCATCAGACACTGATTCACCATTTCTCGATGTCCGGGTCACACTCGGCTCGGACATCCACGCAGAGCTCTGTCGTACCGGTGATCCTATCAAGCCCGCCAATCCGCCCTTCGTCATCTTCACATTCCAACGTATCGGACTGCAGCTTTTCTTGTACTCGTTCATTATACTTCATCATAAGCTATGACCAAGAAAGACCAAGACCAAAACCAAAACCAAAAGCAATACCCGCTGGACCGTGTCTCAGAGTCCAGGGTGCTTATCAACGTAGACTTCGCCACACTCGCATCTATCGCTGATGAGGATGTTTTACGTGCCGCCCTCAAAGCCAACGGTAAGCCCGACGGCTCTTCCATCATCATTGCGGCAGACCATATCTTACCCATCCTCGTAGACGCGCTCAAATGGCGGCAGCAGTTGCAGCTCCATCGGCAGCAGCAGGAGCAGCAGCATCGCTATCGGCACTGTGATCTGGACTCATGATCGCATCAACCGAGTTACAATCGGAACATGCAACCATGGTCAATCTCGGCGGTGTTATCCCGTTCTCCTCGATAGATTGGCGTGGCAAAGCCGCATTAGTGCTATTCTTACGCCGCTGCCCATTCAGGTGCTGCTATTGCCAGAACTATCAGCTCTTAGAGGCTGACAATTATGTACCACTCTCCACGATCGAACAGACCATCCGTGATAACGAGCGGTTCATAGATGCCGTTGTCATCTCCGGCGGTGAGCCTTTCATGCAGCCGCAGGTACTACGTGCCATCTCCTCTTTCATCCACTCCCGCTCGCTCGCTTGTGCTGTACAATCCAACGGTTATTATCCCGATGCCGTCGAATCTCTGCTTTCTCTCCACGCAATTGACAAGCTCTTCCTCGATATCAAAGCCCCAATGGACGGACGCGCATACGAAGAACTCACCCAAGCGCCCGGCTCTTCCGCACGTGTAAAACGTACGCTCCAGCTCGTTATCGATTATCAGCTCGATACTGAGCTCATCACTACCGTATTCAAACATATCGTCGGCGTGCCGGAAGTCTTATCTATCGCACAATCGCTATATTCACTTGGCGCCGCTCATCTGCCTTATATCATCCAGCAGGGCAGAATCGAACGTATACCGCCACACTCCCACCTAACCAAAGCTAACGTCTTCAGTTATGACGAGCTGCTCGAAATTGCCGCGCGTGTACATCATACAGTGAGGCTTCAGGACATCCGAATCCGTACACGTGAAAAGGGTGAGGAGGTGCTCTATCATCATGACTATGTCTGAAAAGTCCATCGCATCTATCGAATCCGACACACTCAAGCTCCATTTCCATCCCGGTCAGCTCCGGGCATGGAACTCCAAAAAGCGGTTCATATTCATCTTAGCAGGTACTCAATCCGGTAAAACGTCCTTCGGCCCCTGGTGGTTATTTCGAGAATTACAATCACGTGGCAAGGGTGACTATCTCGCCGTCACTGCCAACTATGATCTCTTCAAACTGAAGATGCTACCAGAGATAAGAAAGGTCTTTGAACACACACTCAAAATCGGTCGCTTCTGGACTGCCGAACGCATCCTCGAAATCGCAGACCCCGATGGCAAGTTCCTCGCGTCCTCCTCTTCCGATCCCATGTGGGCACGCATCATACTCCGGTCCGCAGTCGGCGGCTCTCGCCGTGCAGATGTCGGTGTATCCTCATTGGAATCATCCACTGCCAAAGCCGCATGGATTGACGAATGTGGTCTCCCGGACTTCTCCGCAGAGGCTTATGACGCCATCCTCCGGCGGCTCTCACTCACTCAGGGCAGACTACTCGGTACAACCACACTCTACAATGTCAACTGGCTTAAATCCAAAGTCTATCTCCCGTTCCTCAAAGGTGATCCCGATATTGACGTTATCCAATTTGACAGTCTCCAGAACCCCGCATTCCCTCGTGACGAATACGAACGTGCCAAACGTGCACTCCCCGCGTGGAAGTTCGATATGCTCTATCGCGGTCGTTTCGCGCGCCCGGCAGGCATGATCTTCGCAGACTTCGATGAGTCCACGCATATCGTCAAGCCGTTCACTATACCACATGCATGGCCCCGTTATGTCGGTATCGATCCCGGGCCGCTCCATACCGCCACCGTTTGGCTCGCGGAGCGACCCGCGCCCAAATCCAAAAAGCACCCACCGAAGTTCTATGTCTATCGTGTAACACTCGAAGGCAACCTCACCACGCAGCAGCACGCGCAACTTTTACTCGAACGTTCCAAGCATGAGCCCATCACCAAATTCGTTGGTGGTGCGCGCTCGGAATTACAGTTCCGACTCGATTATCGTGCCGCCGGCATCGAGATCGCACGTCCACCTTTTACCGATGTCGAAGCGGGCATTGATCGCATAGTCCAGCTCTTACGTGAACGCCGGCTATTCTTCTTCGAGAACTGCGAAACTCACTCACCGCATTCATCTACCTCCGTATTGCCATCCATCTTCGACGAGCTCAACCAATACGCCCGCAAGCTCGGCCCGGACGGTGAGCCAACCATTGAGATCGAGAACAAGGAGCAGTTCCATAGGATTGATGCACTCCGGTACGCTATTTCGATCGTTTCTCAACCCGCATCCTCCTGTTTCTTCTCATTACCCAATCGCCGCCGTGCCCGTAGCCCATTCACCCCATCGAAAGTTTTATAACCTCTTAGCTCTTTTTCCCTCTTATGGTGCGATGCTGCCCCCGTTGCGGATCTTTGGCACTATTTGAAGAGCCCGTCCTTGGGCTCGCGCCTCTCAACTATTGGGTAGACATTGTCTGTTCACGCTGTGGCTATCGGTTCGCCAAAGGCAGCCGCGCCGATGCTCGCGCTCATGCGCTCGCACGTAACAAGCCATGAAAATACTCCAAACGCTCGCCAGTATCCCACGTCAGCTCCGTCCTCGTTCCCCACCCGCATATTCCGTAGCATCTTCGCAATCCAACGTCTTGCAAGACTTCTCCATCACGAAAGAAGACCTCAAAACCGCCTATCTCAGCCATCCCATTGTCAATCGTGCAATCCATTTCCGTGCCGACCTCATTGTCGCACGTGGCTTCACACTTGAGTTCTCCGACCCACGAACGAAAGAGATAATCCTTGAGTTCCTCAACGATACCAAATTCAATTCGCCCTTCAATTCCGATCTCAAAGCGATCATCCGAAACGCCTGCATTGACTGCGACGTCTTTGGTAACGCATTCCATCATCTCATCCCCAACAAAGCGCGTACGAAAATCGTCAAGCTCGCACCGCTGCATCCAATCGACATTGACTTCCAGCGTGACGCTCAGGGCTCGATCCTTCTCGACTCTACAGGCGAACCCGTAGGTTATGTCTTCCGTGCCGGCACACCCGAAGAGCGCAAATTCAAACGCAGCGAGATTGCGCACCTCACTTTTGAAACTATAGGCGACGAACTACTCGGCATCCCGTTACTGCTCCCGATGTTCAGAACACTCGAACGACTCGCTAACATCGAGTTCTCGATCTCGCAAGCGTTATACAAACATGGCTTCCCTACACGTGATATTTCAGTTGGCGATCCCGATCATCCACCAACCGCCGAGGACATCGAACAGGTCGCCGAGCAGGTAAAGAACCTCGATGCCGCTTCCGAATATACCCATCCCTACTATTTCAAAGTCTCTTCAATCGATCCCAAATTCCCATCCAATATCCAGAACATACCCGAATTCTTCCTATCCCAGATAGTCGCCATCTCCGGCATCCCGCGCAGGTTCTTATTAGGCGAGGAGAAGTTCGCAACCTCGTTACCCGCCATCCAGCGCAACTTGAAGCTCATGTTAGAACCGCTCCAAGCGCGTGTGAAGGTCTGGTTAGAGGAGCAAATCTTCCGGCAGGTCTTGGACATCCGCAAATGTGACGGCACAGTCTCGCTCACATGGTCACCCATCCTCGAACAGGCAGACCCGCAGCTCGTACGTGACACTATCGCACTTGTCCAGACCACCGCAGACGGCAAACCGCTCATCTCATGGGAAGAAGCCCGTGACCGTCTCCAGCTCCCGAAGTCCTTCCCGGAGCCCAAACTCCCATCACTCCAGCGGCTCTACAGCGAGCGAAACCCAGCCGGTCTCTATCTCGTTGAACCCCATGGCGAACTCATCTGGCTCAGACGCAAGAAAGCGATCGTCAAGTCCGTCAAATTCTCTTCACACATCGGTGAGCCGCTCTTCCTCCTTTCAGGCAAATACTGCTTTGGCATCATCCGATTAGACTCCCCGGTTGAAATCACACTCAAAGAGTTCCGTGAGCTCACGCCCAAACACCTCATCACCGAAGAGGAGCGTGAACGCTGGTGGCCACACAAGAAGAAGCTGTTCTATTACCCATTCACCATCGAAAAGCTTTTCGACCCACCACGCAAATGGAAATATGTGCCCGGCATACAGAACTTTGTGCAGCACGTGGAGTTTGAGTAATCCATGGCCCGTACCGAGCTCATTTGGTTCACCTATTCCGAATATTTCGGCGAGACAGTTGTAAAGAGCCCCGGCACTACCATCTATCACTATGATCAACTGATCGGCGAGTACAAAAGTGTCGGCTCTGAGTCCGGATGGTACGGCATCCGAGTGTACGCGCAGGAGTTTGGCAAGCGCCTTGATCTACTCGCTGCCGATTGTGTCAAAGGCATCTACGGCTTGCCATTTGAAATCAAATTTTGGCATGAAGATCTAATCATGCCGAACACCCAACTCAAAATAATCGTTCGTGGTCGTTCGGGCTCAGACGGTTGTGATCATACCGATTGGGAAAAGGTCATCACGTTCATTCCTTACGAAGGCTGGGAGCCGGTCTCCAAGCTTCCCACCCTCAAGCTCGCTCCACTACCCACTCCCACCCTCCAGCTCAAGCCTTCGCTACAGATACTCGCCCCGATCGCCTTAAAGCCGCTGCCCGCACTCACCCTCACCGAACTCAAGAACCTCCTGTTCTCCACTTCTCTCTCACTTCCGTCACTCCCCTCTCTTTCTGTCAGTCTCCGGCTCATCGGTGATTTCCTACCAATACTCCATCTTCGTGCACCGCCCGCTCTCACGCCCGCTCTGGAGCTACTCCCATTCCCGCATGATGTCCTTACCGACACCATCATCTCCGAAAACGCACATGCACTCGCCGAAGCGTCCTTTGAACACGCGCGCAGGTTCAGCATACCCGGTTTCACCCAGCCCCCGTTCTTCTGCTTCATCTGTGGCGAAACCTTTAATAACCATGACGATTTTATCTCTCATTTAGTGAACCATGTCCAAGCATATGAGGAAGCCAACTATGATTGATTCCGATCCATACCCCAAACCAAACACTCCACACGCACCAGACACACTCCTCATTCCCAAACTCTCAATCAAACTCGAAGCTTTCGATCGCAACCTCCAACCACTCAAAAGCATCTCCACACCGGCTCGTTCTTGGCTACTCAACTTCTATCACATCATCAAGATGCTAATCCCGCAAGAGGAAAATGTCTCCACCTTCCTCAAAGACTATTCCGGTACCGAGGCCCAGTTCAGAGCCTTCTCCAGTTCACATCCCTGGGACGCCGTTTCCGGCATGACCCAGATCGGTGTTGGTGATTCCAGCACGTCATTCAATCCCACGCAGTACAAGCTCCAAGGCTCTCACTCCTATTGGGCAGACATCTCAGGCGCCGTCGATGTCCCAGACGAAAATGTCCGCTTCTTTGCCGAGATCGATTGCATCGCCGCGCTAACCGTCAAAGAAGTCGGTATCCGTTTCCCCAAAGTCCAAGACGTTTATGGCACTAACCACATCATCATGGTCGAACGAACCGTTCTCGATTCAGACAACTTCCTCGAAGTACCCGCCGGTGGCAAAGTCAAAGCCACCTATCAGCTAAACTACCCATAAAAATGACCATCTATATCTCCGAACTCAACCTGCCTGAGAACCCCGTCGTTGGCGCCGATATTCGTATCCCCGTAACTGTCAAGAACGAGACCAATTCCGAGGTCGAAGTGCGAGTCTACCTCTATTCCGAAAAAGAAGGTGGCGGCTCTGTGCTCTGGGACTGGGAGCCGGACATCCACTGGCAGAACATCCCCGCAGGCGGTGAATATTCATTCTCAGGCTTCTGGGACACACTCACCTGCACGCTCGCAGACAAAGAGCCCTGGCATTTCTGGATAATCCTCAAAGAGCATGATCAGGGCGAGCAAGACCGAAAAGACTTCACCTTACAGGCAGTTGATCGTCCCTATTGGTGGGGCTCGCTCGTTGACAACATCATGACCGGCAACGTAGATGCGATCACCAACCCTATACTCTCCCTATTTGCGCTCGACGAAATCCCAGGTTTCACCGCACCGCCTTTCTCCTGCTGGCTCTGTGGTCAGGAGTTCGATGGCGATACCGCGCACGAAGATTTTGCCAACCACCTCATCGCTCATTTCAAAGCGTTCGTATCCTCATGGTTCTCATCATCTTAATCTCTCCACATCATGGCAACCGAGATAACACCCGGAAAATCGAAAGCTGCACTCGTGCTCGACATCATCAAGTTAGTTTTCGACATCATGCAGACCGTTTCGTTCATGATGTTCATTGAGGAGGAGGGCATCCAGATCCGGGGTTTCGGCATCATGAGCCTCATGCGTGAAGACCTCGTTGATGAGGTTGAGGTTCAACTGGACGCGCTCGAAGAGCAGGTCAACAATTTAGAGACCTTCGCGGACTCCTGGGGCTGGATCGCGCCCTACATGCAGCCCACATATCTCAACTATGTCCAAGCAGCCCGTGACCAATTAGATGCCTGGCGTGCATGGGTAGCCGCGAAGAAGTCAGCTCGTGACCGTGCAGTCGTCCGCATCGTTTCCTCACCAACCAACGCCGAAATCTATTTAGACGGCGATTCCACCGATTCACTCACGCCTCACACGTTCCATGATCTCGCACCCGGCACGCACACTATCAAGCTCAAATATCTCTCCCCACGTCGTGGTCTACTCGAATACGAAGACACTATCACCGCCGAGAAGGGCAAAACCAAAGAGTTCAGGTTCGTTCTTCAGGAGGTCTAACCATCATGGCTCATTTCACTTCTCAGGACTACATCTCTTGTGGCTCTGCAACACTATCACGTCAAGTCGTCTGTGCCGTCATCGCTGCCGCACCACTGAAAGGTCATCCACTCTACATCGCTGCGATCGCTATCCTCAAATTCGCCGCTGCGCAATTCAATCTCCGTATGAAGATACTGGAGGAGGCGATGTCCGCCTCGCTCGTGCTCGTTGAACAGTCCGGCTATCCGCTTCTACTCCAGACCTCCGAGGAGATGGACAAGCTCATGGCTGCCCAAATCCCAATCGAAGAGAAGCAGCTCGCGCTCGCTTCCACCATCCGTCCGTTCATGCTCATCACTTCACCGCTCGCATGGCTCTCACTCGGCAACTATATCGATTCCTTCAATGCTCAGATCGATGCACACAAAACTGTACTCATGCATTTCGAACAGCTCTGGGAATGGAAACTCGCCACGGTCACCGAAGTCATAGACGGAGACACTTTCAAAACAGACGTTTATGATGAGCCGATCAGGTTTGAAGACATCAACTGTCCAGAACTCGATACAGAAGCCGGTAAAGCTGCCAAAGCCTATACCGAGTCACATCTTCTCGGCAAAGAAGTCGAACTCCGTGCACGCAAGCAGCTCGACGATTATAATCGCCGGCTCGCCAAAGTCTATCTCAACGGCAAGAACTTCGCTTACGAATTAGTCTCCCAGGGTCTCGCCAAGTTTGTCTTCTTCAAACCTGACTAAAAAAAGATGAAACCCCATAAACTCTCCACAGCAGAAAAGACCGCGCTCTGGTTCTCGTTACGTCGTGCGCTACTCGATACCGCACTCCGTCGCCAATCGCATTCCGCCGCTGCCCTCAACCAACAAGTTTTATCTGCACATAAGCCTTCTCTTTTCTATATGACCACCCGCCTGCAGGTTCGCAGCTTCCCGCTCGGTTGTCGCATCCGTCTTGACGGTCAGCTCACGCCATTCACTACTCCGCACACGTTCACCGATCTCTCTGAAGGCTCACACACGATCGAACTACTCTATGACGATCCTGAAACCGGCACCACACGCACACTTTCCAAGACGCTCGTTTTAGAGCACGGCAAGCGTGCGATTTGCAAGCTCTATTTCAAGCAGCCGGTCACACTCGCGCCGGTCATACCCGGCTTCAAGCCAGAGGTTTAGGTTTAGGTTATGGAAGACAAAGCCGATATTCTCTATCTCATAGAAAAGATCCGGGAATGGCAGGACATGACCCAAAGGGAGGTTTCGGCGATGCACGAAGTCATTGACGAGCTTCGTGACCGAGACTACCGTCGTGCCGGCCACATCGGCAACCTCGATTGCCGGCTTTCCAAACTCGAATCACTCTTAGACGCGTTCACAGAGGGTTGGGCGCGAGATAAAGACAAACACAGGAGGTGGAAATAATGAACCAAGACCAAGACCAAGACCAAGACCAAGACCAAGACCAAACCCAGTCGCAGCAGCAGGAGCAGGAGCTCATACGCAACGTCAAGGACTACGATCCCAGCAAGCCTAACAACGCTCAGCTCGCAGATGATATGCGTATCGTCTTCGCTTGGTATTCTTCACTTTGCGAAGGCAAGAAGCTCAAATTCACCAAAGAAGAAGTCATCAACCTCGCACGCAAAATCTATCAAGAGATCGAGAAACGCAAACGTGAAGGCAGGATGAAGCACGAATGGAAACCAGAGCTCATGAAGCCGCACTCGCGTGAGCTTTTCAAGATCATTGTTGCCTCACCACACCTCTCAACCGCTCTCCAGTCCGAACGCGAGTCCGGAGCGTCACTAATGGACTTCCGGGTTGAATTCATCGAAGAGCGTCGTGTAGGCAAATTCACTTCCAAAATCTTCCGGTACGTAACGCCCGAAGGCTACCCGATTGATAACGCGTTCTATATCCGCGTAGAAGACCAAACCGGCAAACTTATCCACGAAGTCGATCAACCGCCACCACAGGACATCATCTTCCACGAGCTCCAGTCGCTCATCCCGACGCCGCCTAATGCTATTTCCGAGCTACCCGTGCTCATCTCACCAAAGAACCCGTTTTGGCATTTCACTACCACGCCCGAAGAGCCGGTTCTCTGCTATCAGGTCTTCTCTACCGATGACCATCTGATCCATCTCATTGACGCCCATACCGGCAAAGAAATCGGGACTGGCACACCACCACCTTTCAACTCTCTTGTCTTTGCCGGCTCGCATGAAGGCAGCAACATCTGGCGTCCATGGTGGCGCAACGCTGCCGCATGGTTCTCCGCATTTGGCTCTCCACCTTTCGCGGTTTACGAACCCGAAACCAGTGTGTATCTCGACTGCCTCCAATCTTCTGCTTTTGGCGGCTTCCATTTTGAATTCGGTCATGGCGATTCAATTTGTTGGTATACAGGCCATGAGTGGGTTTACACTTCCTCTATCGCCGAGAAGCTCGGAGCGCGTGAGCCTGATGCACCACCACTCAATTTCATCTATCTCGGTCATTGCGGTGCGCTTGTCGATACCGGCGAGGGCACTTTCGCGGACGTGTTCTCACAGGGTCGTTCTTCCGGGTATGTCATCATCGGCTTCTATAACATGCATGATCAACCAACCGCATGGTCGCACTCCCAGAGCTGGCAGAACTCGTTATTCACTGCGATCGCAGCCGGTCATTCCGCTGGCGATGCCTTTGACATTGCCTGCGCTGCGTTCCCAGACGTCACACCCGCCGTCCGCCTACACGGTGATCCGGACTACGTACCTATCCCATCTCCCGATTTCACTACACTTGAGGGTCATGTAGATATTGAATCACAGCCCTCTGAAGCGTCAATCTTCATTGACGGCACAGATACCGGTATGAAAACCCCCGCGTCCGTGCCCGTCCCTATCCCGATTGAAAAGATACGTACCACGCACTGTGTCAAAGTCACACTCAAACATCGTTTCTTTTATGACAAGACACGGTCAGCATATGTCCGTCCGAATTTCACATACCATCTCGCAGTCAAGATGCGTCCATCAGTCCGCATAGTTCCGAAAACTATCCTCCATAAGTATTCCGTCACGTTCGAGTTCTCTTTACAATCGAAGGTCACAGGTGAAGTCATACGTGAACCGCTCACTTTCAAACTCATCAATCTCTCCACCCACAAAGAGCTCACAGCCACCACCGATGATTCCGGCACTGCCACGTTCTCCATCTCGTTCCAGAGCACCTTCTTCGTCCCCGGCAGGCAGAAGCTCATCTGCACCCTCGAAGGCTCGGACGGGCTCATCCGCACGTTCAGACGCATCACCATCCGGAACAGACAATGGCTATCCGCATCCGCATCGGACCCGGATGCGGACACTACCGAAGACTGGCACGAGCCTGAGCCTTCTGAGCTACTCGATTCTGACGATGATAACGATTCTGAGCCCGAACTCTATATCCCGTTCTCCACGCTCCCGATCTATCCCGGTCACGCCTCCGCGGAATACGAACCGATAGACCTCGATACTTTCCTCGCCAACTGGAACTCCTTCTTCCTCCGTAAGCCGTTCATTATGCTCGTTGGCTCGCTCGCCAATTGGCAGCACACCACGGGCGATATTGACATCCTCGTCAAAGCGCGTGACCCCACACCGCTACTCAATGCGCTCGATCGCGCGATAAACACCTGCTTTGAACGCGGTGATGAGCAGCTCGCAGACCTGCTTATTCAAGTGCGGCAGTTCATTCATGCCGATTCACTATTCCTGCTCACACGCTGGCGTATAGAGCGTGCATTCCCAGAATTCAAGGATAGGATACACGTACTCGATGATTCCTTCTCCGGACCGTTCACCAACTTCGTTGAACTCTCAGACCTCGCAGCCATAGCGCGTTCTGAGCCTATACGGCAGCAGATGTCAACTTCAGACACCGGCATCAAGCTCTTTCGATGGTTTCCTATGCTGAAGCCCATGCACGGGCGACACAAAGGCGAGATTTACTCGATTGACTCGGTCATTGAGGTACTCAAATCACGTAAAGATAATTGGCTTGATATTGGCGTCTACGTCCAAAAGAAGTACGATGGCACGCATTGTCAGGTGCATAAAGGCGGTGATAAGGTCTTCATCTATACCGAAGACGGCACTGACGTCACCAAGAACTGCCCAACGCTCGTTCAGGAATTCCGGCAGCAGCCTTTCCACAGCTTCATACTCTGTGGCGAGATAGAGCTTTGGAAGCATGGCAAGCACCAACCGCGTGCGATTACCGCGGGCATACTCAACGCCAACAAGCCGCAGCCAGACGAAAAGCATCTCCGGTTCAATGTCTATGACTGTGTATTCTTCGATAGCGTTGGCGATATTCACAACCGCCCATATTCCGAACGCATCAAGTTCTATCAGAAAATCCATGAGACTGAGCATATCAAACTCGCACCATTCACGTTGTGTCATTCAGAGCAATGTGTCCGTGAGGCAATCGAGAAGTATTCCAAGCTGGAGGGTTCAGAAGGCGCATATCTCAAACGCGCGGACTTCCCTTATGAACTCGATGGCAAAACCAGACTCAACATCAAATTCAAGAACGAGCGATCACTTGACGCCCTTGTCCTCAAACGCAAAAAAGTCGCCGGTACTGAGAAGACGTTCTATTACATCTGCGGCCTCAAGGGCGATTCAGGCATAGTCTACTGTGGCAAGACGTTCAATACCAACATCAAAGCCGAGCCGGGTGACATTATCAAAGTTGTCTTCGTTGATATTTCCGGCTACACCGATCCCAAAACCAAGAAGCGGTGGGTCAATTGGTGGGCGCCGCGCGTCGTTATGCTACGTACCGATAAGAAAGAGCCGGACAATATCGAGACCGCGTGGCGTATGGTCAAACAGACCACGGGCAGGTTCGAGGAGAAGCCGATGCCCGATATCGAACATCTCGAAGAGCTCGCATCTGCTGATGCTGATGCTCGCACGCGCGCCAAGCGCTTCGTTATCCAGAACCATTTCAGGGGCAGTTCCTCACATGGCGATTTCCGCGTACAACTCAACCACGTACTCGGTGGCTTCACGCTCGGTTGGCAGCGTGCAGATGAGCTGGAGAAAGAACTGGATAAGCACTGGGAGCTAAAGAAGACCGCAGACCGTTACGAGATTTATTGGGACGGGCAACTGTTTTACGCGCTCGATAAGCGTGAGCGAGTCATCAAAGAGCCGCCGGTCGCACTCAAACGCAAGGTCTTCGCGTTCCATAAGAAGCTCGCTTTTGATCCCCGCTACTGGAAAGTGGACATGCAAACCGGTGAGGAGCTCAGCCGTGAGGGCAGCCCCGGCACTGCCAAAAGAGTCGAAAAGATATTCTGCGTACAGAAGACGCGAGAGCCCTATGAGTGGCTCTCGATGGAGGGGATAACCAAGCCGCGTGAGATCGAACCAGAGCCCGGTGGCACTCGGTTCTTCCCCGGTATCTTCGTTGAGGTAGATTCCGGCACCTACTATCCCGGCGCTCAGAAGCCGTATTTCAAAGAGTATTTCCTCAACGGCAAGAAGTGGAAAGGCAGAGTCGTCTTCCGGCTCGTTGCAGGACTCAAAGGCACGAAAGCTGTCGCCAACTGGCTCTATTGGAAACCCGATGATCAGACCCCTTATGTCCTCTCCGCGCGCGCAGTCCGCGATAACTGGCTGCCCGCAGAAGGCGAAGGCAGCGCCATGCCACCCGAATGGGAACGCAAGCTACCCGAGGAGCTTCATTTCTGGAAAGCATCTACACGCAAAGAGAAGCTTAAACTCCGCAAACTCGCACGTGAATACTTCAAAAAGAAGCATATCCTCAGCGCCGACGCAAATGAAGTTGAGTTCATACTCACGCATCGCTACTGGCAGGGTCAATTCGTTGTGCGTGGTCTACCGGTAGAGGACTACCATCTCAAAATCGGCGAGCACAGATTCCATCTCGATAAAGACCCCACGTACAAATTCCCGGAGCAAGGCATCTCCGCGCTACAGTTCCGTGATAAGGACGAGTTCTTCGTTGAGGGCAGGAAGAAGCCACAATCGCCTGTCAATCCCAACCGTAAAATCCCGGCGTTCATATCCGTTCTCGATCGCGGTAAGGCTGAGATCATCGCCGATCAGCCGCTGTATCTACACGTGCGGCTCAGCGGAAAGAAGCTCAAAGGCTTATTCTATTTCCGCCGCACATCGCGCGCATCAGAGTTCTGGACGTTCAAGAAGGGTATGGAGACCTTCTGAAAAGAGCGCAAATTGAAAAATGCCAAGTGGCCGTCCCCTCTCGGAATCCCAGAAGGAAAAAATCCGGAAAGAGATTAAGTTCAAATCCAAACGTCAGCTCGCGCAAGAATTGGGCTTGCATTACCAAACCGTCTCCAAATTCGTTAAGAAGGAATCGCTTGAGGACGAATCTGAGGACTGAGCCCCCAAAATCGTTATATAGGGGGTAACAAAGATGATATTACATGGAGCATAGTATCTCCCTCCGTGAACTCTACGAGCATCCTCTTGTCGCCGAGATCATCGAAGAGAACCGCAAGCTCCGTGAGTTATCTGAGAAGCCGGAGGTCAAAGACCTCAAAGAAGTGCCGTTGCCGTACACTATCAAGAACCACATCCTCATCAAGGAGGGCGTCCATAACGGTGTATTCTATCCCGCGCAGATGCTGCGGTTCGCTGTTGATCAGCACGAAGGTCTACAGGTCTTCCTCGATCATCAGGACACCAAGGGTCAGGCAGCGCTCACTTGGATCGGTGCGATCCACAACCCGCGCTGGTCCGAGAAGGACAAGGCTATTGTTGGTGACATTGACATCGTCGATCCGAAATACGCTATGGCAGTCGCCTACGGCGCTAAGTTCGGACTTTCTGCTACGGTCGATGTGGATGTCCAGCACCTCGATGGCAAAGAGGTCGCATCGAACCCGATCTTCAAGTCGTACTCCATGGTCGTTGATCCTGCCGTCCGAGAAACTATGCTGAATGAGAACCAGACACAGGACTCAGAACCCGATTCTGATCCCACCCGAAAAATGACGCAACAGGAACTCGATTTTAAGGCCGATTTAGAGCCTGCACTTACGAAATTAGATGATGCGATCAGGCGCGCGTCATCTATGCGAGATACCTCGCTCCTAACTACGCTGCAGCAGATCAAGGCTATTGTTTCCAAGGTCTGTGGCAAGGAGTACCCGTACCCCACGCCACCTGCACCTGAGAAGCTTTCCGAACTCGAAGCGAAAATCGCTGCTTTGGAGCACATCATTGCCTTACACCAGACCCCGTCTGAACCCTCAAGCGCACCTGCGGCAGCACCGCAGGTCAATGAGGAGCTTGAGGCTGTATTGAAAGAAAATGAGAAGTTGAAGGAGCAGCTCAGCGCGTTTGAACGCGAAAAGCTAACTGAGCGTGTGAACAGCATCCTGAACAAGGAGCTGGAGCTCGGTCTAACGTCCGCGGCGGAATCCGAATCACGTCGTGCCGAGTTAGAGAAGATGGACTCTTCGGCACTCGATGCCGTTGAATTCAATCTCGATCGCACAATCAAAATCCTCGAATCCAACGAGGACAACTCCAAGCCCGCGGAGACTACGCCAAGTTCTCCACAAAAGCAGGAGCTATCCGCTTCAGGGTCAAGCTCTCGCCAGAACCTATCGTCCGCGCGGCTGCTTAAGATGATGATTGACGAACAGAACAAGGCGTCAATGCCTTATGGAGGTGCATGAAGAAAAAATGAGGTCGTTAAAGGAACTCCAAGCGGCTAATATCACAGACACGTCCACAACCAACGCGTCCGAATTCCAGGACACGTTCCTCGACACCGAAATAGTCAAGTTTGCGGAAGCCCTCCGGTTCTTCCGTCAAGCGGTAGAGGAGAACGATGTTCTCACGAAGAGCCGTGACAAGACTCTGAGAGTGCCCAAGACCACATCCCACCTTTCGATCACCACAACGCACACCGAAGGTGCAGAGCGTACCTACACCGAGATGACCAACCTCGATACCGTGGACATCACACCGTCATTCAAGCTCGGTGCGATCGCGATCTCGAAGGAGCTGGTCGATACCACGCGAGTGGATCTCGTAGACACCGCGAAATACATGGTCGCCCAGGACATCGAAGAGGGCATCGAGAAGGCAATCACCGAAGCGATAGACACTAACGTCACCACGAACGTCGTTTATGGTGGCGATGCCACCAAGCCGTCCGAGCTAACAACCGGCGATAAGATCACTGTCGATCTCGTTGCCGATGCAATCAAGCTCGTCAAGGACAATAACTACGTCCCCGCGCTGCTGTTCATTAAGCCCGCGCAGGAGAACGTGTTCTATAAGAGCTCGCAATTCACGAACGCAGCCGAATACGGTTCAAACGAGGTAGTCCTCAATGGTGAAATCGGTAAGTATCTCGGTGTGAAGGTCATAACGTCCACACTCACGCAGTCCTATGCAGCCAGTGGTCAGGACAAGGGCATCTCAGGCGCCGACGGTGTTTGGGGCGCGGCAGGCACGTCCTGTCAGCTCATAGGCTTCACCGCCGGTAAGAAGAAGCCAATCACACTCGCATGGAAACAGAAGCCATCAGTATCGTACGAATATCTGAAGCGCTACGCTACGCACTACATCTACTACGATGCTGCGTATGGAGTGGGAGTCATACAGGAGAAAGCTTGCTGCTTGATCAAGGTCACAGACGCTTGATCTCAGCAAGCTCATCCTTAAACACAGGAGGATCAACGATAAAATGACCGAATATGGGTTCAGAGACAATAAGATCACCGCGCAGACCACAGGCATTGTCACCGTCCCCATGAGCTTCGAGTCCGGTGAGCAGACCGCAACCAAAATCTATTTCCCTTTCAAAGCTCGCATAGACAAGATCAGGAGCATCGTCATGGCAGCGATCGCAGGCACAGATGACGGCACTATAACGGGCGCAAATGCGAACGGCAACTCTTCAAACGGTGTTGTAACAGTCGCCGCATCTTCCGCAGTAAACACAGAAGATTCTGCCACACCAACCTCTAACAACGTCGTCGAAGCCGGCTCGTACTACAAGCTCACTACAGCAAAGACCACAGCCGGTGGTAAAGTCCTCGTAACGCTTGAATTCACTCGCATCGCATAGAGAGAGATGAACCCAGACCTCCCCGCGCTCATCTCGACGCTCGGCTTCCCCATAGCCGTCACTTGCTATCTACTCTGGGAACGCCAGAACATCTCCCGCAAGCTTGAACGAGCGATCCGAGAAGACTTAGTCAGCGCGATCCACGAGCTCCGTGAGCAGATAATGGTCTTCTCCGAGCGTTGCAATGGAGGTCGCAGACAACCATGAAAGATTATTTTGAACTGGACGGCATTTTTTACGACCTGAACGAGCTGCTTACTACACGTCTCCGTGCCTCGTTACCGCACCGTGTGCTGCTCTATCTCCAATCCTTTGCCAGCGAAGACTATTCGTTCGACCAATCCTATGCACTTGGTCTTTTCCGATCGCCACAGCTCACCAACCTCGACACCCATTCCACCGATCAGGCAGACCTCGACTACAAAGAGAGCGCTAATATCACCGCGACATCCGAAACCGAAGTACTGCAGGACATCGAGTTCATTCTCTCCGAGCCGCGTCTACACGATACTGTCATCGAAGGCTTATGTGATATTGGACTGCAGCTAAAGATCCGTGCCGATGGTACTTACACCACGTACTTATCAAAGGTACGTGTCTCTCTATACAGCCGTGACCAAAGCGGCAACGATACCGCGCTTTTTGAGAACAAGGCCTATACATTTGACACTCCAGTCTCTCACTCCGCCAACTCCTGGGACGATATGGTTGCGATCAAGCTCCATGAGAACATCTCACGCACAGTTGTGCCAGACGACAACCGGCTCGTATTACGTGTAGAGGTCTTCGGCTATGTCAGCGATGCCAGCGCCACCAACAACAAAGTTCGGCTCTATTTCTCTCGTGGCTCAGCCGAATCGTACATCCTGCTACCGATAATCGAGGGCTTATCGCCATGAACCAGATAACGAGGAGGTGATAAGAAAAACATGCCATACAAAAGCGATCTCACAGGCGAGCTCATCAAGGATGAATCTAAGATGGTAGTGATCACCATGCGCGACTCTTCTAACAAGCTCGTTACACGTTATCTCGCTAACCTCAACGAACTCAAAAACTGGTGGCTTGCGGGCATGCCGCATGCCGGCGGCGTAGTTGAAATGTCATCTTACAGTCACGAGCCAATAGATGACGAGTCACAGAAAATCTCAATCACGTTCCGTGACCAATCCTTCGTCTTCCGCAACCTCCAGGAGCTCAAAGATTGGTTTATTCATATCTCCAAGACGTCTAAGAAATAGCCTATGCTCACCGCAACACCTTGGTATTTCTTACCGCAGTTCAGACCCGCGCGACTGCAGGACTGCGTACTCTGGCTCGAATCCGACTCCTTCTCAGGCGGCATCTGGCGCAATCTGGCACCGAACTATTCCGATAGAAACCATGGCACAGCCCACGGTGGCGTTGGTTTATTTACATGGCATCCACAGTTTCCACCAGCTCCAACTTTTGATGGAGTTAATGATTATGTAGAAGTTCCTGATGATGATAGTTTGGACATTACTGATGCGATCACGATCGAATTATGGACAAAAATAGACGATGCAAGTTCAGATATTGCTACAAATCAATATTGGATTAGTAAGGGAACAGGCGCTTATAATGATGCAGTGAATAACACCTATCTGTTTTATATTGTCAATGCAGGTAGTGACCCGACAGGATACAATGATTTTATACGATTTACTCTTTCAGACGGTTCAAGTTTTTATAACACATACTTATCAAGTAAATTAAGAATGAACGCTTTTGGCCCGAATAAACGGTATCACTTGGTGGCAACTTGGGACGGAGCAAAGATGAAAATTTACAAAAACGGAGTTCATATTTCAGATGCGGATAAAAGTTTTTCAGGTTCTATTAATTCGCTGTCTGCAAATTTGAATATTGGACGGCATACTGACGGAACAAGATATTTTGATGGCACAACTCCTCTTGTTCGCATCTATAAAGCTGCCCTAACTCCAGCAGAAGTTGTGCATAACTACACCCACCACCCGCTCTACTATCTCCAGCGTGGCATCGACCCGTACGAAGTTCTCACAGCCGCCACTGCTGCCGCTGCGCCATCAATTTAATTTCATTGCAACTAACCGGAAGGCTTTTATAGTCACATACCTTTTCTTATACCGTGGGCATACGCATCCCCTCGATCGGAGCATCATTGCCTTCCTCCGATGTTGCTCCGCCCCCGCCTTTTCTCTCCCGGCCCGTTGCTTCGCTCGCCCACTCCTCCATCTTTGCCTGGATTTGAGGGGGGTTGCAGAAGGAGGGAGGTGATGCACACACATACGCAGGCGTGTATACACATGACCGAAAAGAGCACCAAGTTCTTGGTTCTGCGGCCCGAATA